CCATTTCCTAAGTGCTTCATCAACTGCTCCATTGTTCCAACGTTCAGGTGTTGTTCTCCAAACTTTTGGTGATGTCCATAATTCACACGCCTCACAAGTTTCAAAGTCATCGTAAGGTATATCAAGGACAGGTAAGTTAAAAAAGTTATAGTCATCTCTATTATTTATTTCTTCTTTTATTTCAAAACATCTTATATTATCATAGTTCTGTAAATATGCTTGACCTCTTGTTGAAGGTACATAGTTTGTTGCAAATACTTGTCCTATTGAACCACTCTCTGCTAAAACTGCATTAAACAAATCTCCTGTTTCACAATCTTCTATTTTAAAGTACGAACCGCTAGGTGGACTCAAAAAAAAAAGGCAACGATTTCTATCATTGTGAACAGTTAGGTCAAACTCTGCTGACCAACCAACCAGTCCATTATTGAACCGGTCTGCGAACGGAACACAATTAACTGTTCCATTCACCTCCATTCCATAATTCCCTTTCTGTACATAGGATGTTAAATCATTTAAGATACTCATTGTATTAGAATGAATATCTACCATATCGTTAGTCCCATAGAAAGGTACTTCCTGTTTATTATCTTTTCTGTTTGGTATATCATCATCATTTAATGTTTTTGACTTGTCAGCAACGATTAACTGAATTCTATAATCAGTTGTATTATTTGTAAAGTTTGCTGTTTGTATCATTACATTACCAATTGGATACTGAGGAAATTGTGTTGTATCAAAGTTAAACAAATCTCCTTGTGTTACTTTTGCTATACTTGGATGATTCTTCATAATGTTTTTGAAGAAGTTCAAAGTATTGTAATACAAAGAAAAGTTTACTCCACTATCCTTAGTAATCTGTTGAGGTGCTGTATTTTGTGATGCTGTACTCATACTATTTTATTTCTAATTTAGGTATGTTTAAATCAATTGGTTTAATTGTATCTATTACAATTGTATCTTTTGGTTTTTCACATACTTCTTTTACTTCAATATTTTCTGTATATCCAAACGCATAAGGTCTTAACAAATACGCTGCTGAGATTATAATACCTAATAACACTCCTAATAATATTAATTTTTTCATAATTGTATTCCTCCAAAGTATTGATTAGACTGGTCAGGATATATTTGTGTTGCATCTCCTGTACTTTCGTTGTATTCAGGTACACTAGTATTGTTTGCAATTAACCAATCTTGTAATCTTGTTGAATAATAATCTGCATTATTTAATGCTTTATTTAAAAGGTAATCTACTTCATTTTTAGATGGAGCAACACCTGTTTCACTTTGTTGTTTAACTGAACCAGCTGATTTAAAGGTTACAGAACTAAATGGAATATATTCTACACACGCATACCAAATCAAAGTTGGTTTTATATATTCTTCTACAAGTGTTTGATATGAACCTGTAAAAGGTGTTTGTGCTTCTACATCATCTTGTAGTTTATCGTATAATACAGTACCAAGTAGGTTAAGTATATATTTTTCTTGTGCTGTTCTAATAAATGGTAGAAGAGCATCTGCATCAATTGCACCACCTAATGGTGTGTTCTTGATGATATCGTTTCGTGTTATTAATAATCCAAATGCCATAATTTTATTCGTCTTTGTAGTGTGAATCAAAACCAAAATCACTTGGTCTTATCGGTTCATACTCTTCGTTAAGTTCTTGTTCTTTTTCTAATTGTTCTCCTTCTCCACCTTGCATATTATCATCTATCTCCTCTTGAACTTCTGTTATTGTCTGGTCTGTATCATCTGCTGTATCTGAAAGGATTACAAGAGGTGTAAGTTGCTCAAAATATAAATCTGATATATCTATACCACCAACTTTAAAAGCGTGGTATATAGAGTTTAAAATAAGATTTTGGAAAGGGAATATAGTCATCGTTTGCATAATTGAATATGCTGTTTTCATTTCTTCCGATTGAGAAGAGAAACCATTATTCGCAGTTCTGATTCCAAATAGTAAAGGGGAAACAATTCTATGAGCTACGAGGATTCTATCTTGAGCGTATTCAGCAACATACTGATACTTCTCGTGTAAGTTCTCCATCGGTAGAGTATCAATAGTAGGTTTGTTAATTGCATCATCATTAAACGATACCATAAATCTACCTGCGTTACGAGTACCTGTAAATTTAGATTCTAATAAACTTTCTATTGTTTGTCTTTCTTCGGGTGCAGGAACTCCATTATTAAAATTAACCATAGCAACTGGCAAGAAACCATTTTCTATATTGTTAAGATGTAAGTTAGATAATTCTGCTTCACTAAATGAAAATTGTAATGCACTAATCCAATCTGGTAAAGAATAGTAATATCTATTAGGTTCGTATTCCTTAATGTACATTACTTCTATTTCTTCATTAGATGAACCAAAGACAGGTAAATACTTTTTATCTTTTTGTTTTCTATGGTCAGTCCAATCAGTACAATAGTAGTATCCTTCTATTCTACCCATATCATATATCTTCTTTGCACGAAGATTTTGAACAGGTGTGTGATACATTCTTAAAATTTGTGTATGTGATTTATTCCAAATAACTTGGAATGCAGCATTACCATATAATTTTAAATCAAATGTAATCTTTCTTAATTCTTCTGGTTGAACTATTTTATCTAATTGTTGTTGTTTTAACTCATCTTTAGTAAAAACACCTTTACCATATATTAAATCTGCTACACCATCAACACACGCTGCATTAGTTGTAGATGTGTTATACGCTTCTGTTACTAAACCAAAGTAATCATCTTGGGTTAATATACCAACAGGTACCCATTGATATCTTGTCTTAATATCTTCTGTAACAATAGGAACATCCTGTCTTGTTAAATTTAATACTGAAAATTGTTTGTTATTATCTTTCATACTATATTACAATATAATCATTATCGGTTGTATTAGATATAAACTCTTCGTTTTGAGTTGTATATACAACCTTGTCAATACTTTGTGATGCAAATACTTGCATAGTTCCATTATATATACTACCACTTACTGAACCACTTAAGTGAACTATAAACTCTTGAGCATCTCTTACAGTACCCTCTAACGATTGAGAAAATGTAAGTATGTTCTCATATGGGTTAAATGTATAAGACCCACTTAAATCATAGTATGATGAACTATAAGTCATCATATCTTGTAATACAAGTGTCATATCTTCCGAACCACTTACATTTAAAGATGCAGTATCTTGTGTTCTAACTGTAAATTGGTTACTCTGTGATATATAATACGATAGCATATCTAATGTTTAGTAATATAACAATCCAACAATAACTTATAATTAAATCAAAATAAGACATAAAAAAACCCCTCTCACGAAGAGAAGGGTTTAGTTTATTTAAGTCTCAAAAGTAATTTCTACTTATGACCCATATACGATTGTTGGTTTATCAATTGCTGGTAATCCTGCGAAAGGGTCTGCAACAGTTGAACCACTAATGAATGGTGCTGGTAACTTTTCTTCACCTGTGAAGGTAGCAGAATAACCATAAAGGTCTCCTAATGCTCCACCTGTTTGAATAGTTCCTGCAGTTAAATCATTACCGTGTACTTCTCCAGCTAATAGTGTATCACCTGAATTAGTCCATACAAGGATTTGTGGTCTCCCATAAGCTAACAATTTAAGTTGAGTAGTCATTTCATTCGTTAACTTTTTCAAGTTAAGAACTGTCTCTTGTGAAAAGAATGTTGTACCATTCTCTCTTGAAGAGTTGACTGTTTCAGTATAAGTAGAAGTTCCTTTGAGTTCATAAAAATATGCCGTAGAACCAGATAGTGAATTTATTTCTCCACTTCCGTTCTTAGAAAACGAACCTGTTTCATAGTTGATAAAATACACTCCTTGTATTCCACCTACTGAATCTTTACATACTTCGTTTCTTCCTGCTGTAATATTGCAACTCATAGTTTCTCCTTTTTATTAATTGTTAGACTTAAAATGCTCCGTAATAAACGATATCTTGTGGAATACCAATTTGTGTTCCTGCAGTATATCTCATGATTACTCTATAATTCTGCGAACCATCTAAGTTTGCCATATCAAGTACTCTTACCTCATTGTGGTCAGATAATAAACCTGTTCCGAAGAATAAGTTAGATTTCTGTGCTGCAACGATTACATCATCACTCATACCAGGACACATTACGATTTCTATCCCTTGGAAGTTAGATGGTTTCTCACCAACGTTTAATTGGTTGTTGTAAGAATTGTTTGATAATGTTGAATTACCAGATAAAGCTGATTGGTATGCTCTTGCAATTTTAGAACCAACATAGATTACTAAATCTTCTTTACCGTAAACGGCTGAAGGGATAGTATCATATACTGCTGATAATTTTGCTAGTACATTTGATGAATCAACTGAACCAGAAATTACTGCTCCATCACCATCAGTTCTTGCTGGTTGAACTGCTGAAGTTAATAATGTTGCTGCAGATGCAGATAAGATAGGTTCAAACCCACCAAATTCTCCATTGTTTGCAGTTTCACCACTCCATATGTCTTGTTCTGTTTT